CCCTCGTACATGAGGGACAGGTTGTTCACCAGGACGCCGTTGCCACCAGCGTCGAGGTCGCTGAAGGCGAGGGCGGCAGGCCAGGCGTTGAAGAGCTTCCACGATGCCTTGACCTGGCCGAAGATCGGACCCATGCCCACGGCGTCACCACGAGCAGGCCCACGGTTGACGGGGTGGTCGAAGACCCGGATGTAGACCGTGGTGCGGAAGTCGTTGCCCTCCGAGGCCCAGCCCTGGGCGCCCTGGGTGACGAAGAAGATCTCCCGGTACCACTGCCACAGCAGGGACTGGTCCTTGGCGTTGCCGACGATGCCACGGGTCAGCGAGACCGGCGGGAAGTCGGTCTGGCCCGGCATCTTCCGGGGGGTGGTGTTGTCGCCGCCCTCCCGGTAGCTGATGGGCTCCGTGGTGGCAGCGAGACCCGAGGCGGCCATGAACCCGAGGTGGGCCATCATGCCGTACCCCGGCTGGACGTGCTGGATCTCCACCCGGAACTTGAAGTTCCGGAGCGGGTCCGTGTCGAGAGGGCGAGCCATGGTCTACTCCTCAGATCTCGGTGGCGGACTGGCCGCCATCCCACTGGCCGATGCGGATGACGACGAACTCGGCGGGCTTCTGGAGGGCCACACCGATCTCGATGTGGACCTCACCAGCATCGATCACCTGCTGGGTGTTCAGCTCCCCGTCGCACTTCACGTAGAAGGCCTCGGGCGCCGTCGAGCCCCGCAGACCACGGAGCCGCCACAGCGACGTCAGGAACCGGTCGAGCACCGAGGTGATGACCGACCAGAGCTGCTCGTCGTTGTTCTCGAAGGCGGCGAAGTTGGTGGACGCCACCGCCGTGGTCTTGATGTAGTTCAGCGTCCGGCGGGCGTTGACGTACCGGTCCGCCGTGCTGGGGGACTGGGTCCGGGCGCCGAAGACGACGGTGCCCACGCCGGGGATGGTCCGGATCACGTTGACGCCAGCGGCGTTGAGCGTGTCCAGCTCGGTGTCGGTGAGCTTGCGCTCCATGGCGACCACGTTGGTGAGACGCACGGTCTCACCGGCCGGGGCCTTGAAGACGCCACGGTTGCGGTCCGTCTCGGCGATCTTGCCGGTGACGAAGCCCGAGGGCGGCTGGAGCCGGGTGGCACCGGGCGTGTTCGAGCCCGGGTCGGCGGCCGTGACCCACGGGTAGTAGCAGATGAACTGGCTGATGGCGCTCAGCGACTGGGCGAACGTCACCGCCTGGGCCGCCGTGCTGGTGACGGGGATGTCCACGAGCACGACGTGGTTGCCCCGAGCAGCGGCGTAGGTGCCCGCCGTCGAGTAGACGGCCGCCGAGGCCTCACCGGGGATGGCGATGGTCAGCATGTCCCGGATCACGTCCAGCGGCGAGGTGGTCTCCGTGAGGGCCGCCTGCTTCTGCCCCGTGCTCGGGGCGGCACCGTTGGCGCCGGAGGACAGGGCAGCACCCGTGACCTCCGTCGGCGTGTCGTTGGGCGCCGAGGTCGCCGAGTCGAGGTCGGTGACCGTGATGTAGGCCGAGCCCACCGTCGGCGAGTTGACGATCGACTCGACGTAGCGGGCATCGGTGTCGACCATCGACAGGTCGGTGTGCCGCTCCACGATGTAGGCGTCGGTGGTGCCGCCGTACTTGACGATCAGGTCGAAGCGACCCCCGCCAGCGGTGCCCCGGTTGACGATGTCGATCCGGATGTTGTTGCCCCAGGCCCCGGCGTTGAGGGCCGAGACCGTGAGGGTGGAGACCGCCGAACGGTCGACCAGCGTGGCCGATGCCGTCACGGCACCGGTACCGAGGACCCGCACGACGTAGCACGGGCCACCGCCGTTCGAGAAGTGCTGGTAGACGGCGTAGGGCAGGTCCGTGGCCGTCGTGCCCGTGGGCGGGAAGCCGCCGTAGACGAGGGCGAACTCGGTCCAGTTGTTGATCAGGGTGGCCGTGATCGGTCCCTGCTGGTGGCCGCCGACGAAGGCGCAGAGGGACGTACCTCCGGCCTGGACGGTCTGGTTGGGCGTCGAGAACTCGCTGACGTACGTTCCCGGCCGCTTGAGGGTCGGCATCAGTGCTCCTTGGGAGAGGTGGTCTGGGGGCTCCGGATCATGCTGCGGGTTCCTGGTCGACCACGAAGGTCTCGAACTGGTGAACGAGGTCCACATGGACCGATGCAACCTGACGCACCCGCAGGACTTCCTCGGGGAACAGCTCCGAGGAGACCTTGATCGAGTGCGCCTTGCTGAAGAGCCGCTTCTGGTTCCGGTCGAGCCGGTCCATGTCCTGGAAGCCGATGCGGTCCAGACGGCGGATCGTGTCGTCGGCCTCCACCTCCAGAGCGCCGAAGCGCAGGGGCAGGCGGTTGCCGATGAGCTGGGCCTGGATGTACCGGTCGTGCCAGGCCGAACGTGCGTACGTGGTGATCTGGTAGTAGATGTCGACGGGGATCGGGTACTCGGTCGACTGGCCGTGGTTGCCCGGGATGGCCTCGTAGCCCTCGGGCACGTAGGACGGCTTGATGCGGCCACGGTGGGCACGCTCCGGGGCCTCCTCGATGTCCACGAGGGAGATGGTCACGAACGGGTACGTGACCGTGACCTCCTCGGGGTCCGGGTAGTTGAACCACACCCCGACCTTCCGGGCCGCCTCGTTGTCATCGCTCACGGTCATCCCCTTGAGGAGGGCCTTCAGAGCGTTGTCCTCGTTGATCAGGAACGGCACGGCCCGCCTCCTTTCGAGGATGTAGCTCTGGGCGATGTACTACGGCGAGGGGTCTGGCTGCAAGACCGACGGTACCGAGCCACTGCTCCACTAGCCAGGCGGCTTGCGATCACCCGAGGCCCAGTCGGCATCGCCGACCGCCAGCTCGTCGTCCTTGATCTCGGTGGCCATGACCGAGACGGTGAAGCCGGGCACGTTGGCGATGCGCCCACGGGGGTTGAAGGCGTCCACGGAGAAGAGCCGCCCGTCGTAGCCGATGCGGTCGTTCATGTGGCCGCCACGGTCGGTCGGGTTCGAGATGCCTGCCTTCACAAGCGCCTCGTAGGCCACCACGATCGACAGCCGGTCGACGGTGTAGTTGCCGATGTCCTGGAACTCCTGCTCACCCTCGTTGAGGACGGCCTGGAGGACCCGGACGGTGACCGGCGCCCACCACTCGGCGTTCCGGCCCACCGGAGCGTCAGGGCGACCCGGCTGACTGCCGCCCTCGTCGTACAGGTCGTCATCGAACTGCGGACCGGGGTCGCTGCTGTCCTCGTCCTCGACGCTGGCAGCGTTCCACTCATACCAGAGCACGTCCTGGCCGACCTGGCGGCCGAAGCGCTCCAGCCCCTGGTTGATCCGGATGGCGTTCCTGCGGAGCCGCCGGTCCATCAGAGCCCGCTGTCGATGGGCGGCAGGACCCGCACGGGCACGCTGGTGTCGTCGTACTCCTTCGCCACGTAGATCGGCACCAGGCGGTTCGTGAGACGGCTGACCCGGCGCAGGGTGAACATCTGGATCCGGTGGATGCCGACGTTGAGCGCCGAAGCCAGCTCGGTGTACTCGGCCTTGCGGGCCGAGATCATGTCCATGAGCTGGGCGTAGCGCTGCCCCTCGGGGATGCTCACACCGTCGGGCACGAGGATGTCGACGTTGCGGCTGGAGTCCGTGGCGAGGATCCACAGCGCCTTCTGGAGCGCCCACAGGACCACCAGGAAGTCCTCAACGCCCGGCAGGTCGGTGTAGGTGTACGGGTCACCGTCGGTCGTGAGCTGACCATGGGTGTGCTCGGCGAAGGCCTCAGCGATCAAGGTGTCCAGCTCGGAGTCGATGAAGGCCTCGTAGTGCCTGCCCGAGACGTACAGCTCGTCACCGTCCGCCAGAGGGCCGTCGGTGAGCGTGAGCACGCCGTTGAGATAGTCCATGGTGTAGTCGTCGTCCTCAGCGAGAACGTCGCCACCGGCCGTCACGTCCAGGCCCTCGGCCACGAGGTCGACCGGCAGCTCGAACCGATCGATGGCGCCGTTGCCCACGATCTGGGCCTCGAACGAGGACCCCTGGTCGTGCAGCTCCAGGCGCAGACGATCACGGAGAGCGGAGAGCGTGGCCACGGGACTAGTGTGCCACCCCTGTCCGTCCTGAGGTCATGGCCGCACTGCGGCCGGTGACGTTGAGCATCGTGGCCGGGCTGACCGCAGGCATCGACCGGCGGCGGTGCGGCTGGACGATGAGGACCCTCGGCATCCCGAAGCTGGCAGCGGCCAGGACGACCTGGACGGTCGGCCCGAGCTTAGGGCTGTAGATGGTGACCGAGGCAGTGACCGTGGCCGGAACCGGGACGGTAGCCGTGGCCTGAATGAGCACCTGCGGGAAGAAGGCCGTGGCTCCCACCGTGCCGATCGTCGGCGCAGCTCCTGCGGTGACCGTCGGCGTGTAGATCGTGGCCGACGCCCCGACCGTTCCAGGGTTGACCGATCCACTGGCAGCGATGGACGGTGCCCTGAACTCGGCCGGGACGAGGATCGTCGCAGGGACGAGGCTGACGTCCGCCTGCACGGCGGGCGTGTAGACGGTGGCCTGGGCCGCCACCGTGGCAGGCGTGGCCGTAGGCGTAGCCACGGGGGCCGGGTAGGTGGCCGTAGCAGTGACGACCGGGACCGGAGGCACCAGAGCCGTGGCCGTGATCGACGGCGCCCCGATCGTGACCGGGACCTGGACGGTCTGGATTTCCGGGGTCTCGAACGTGTGCGGCGCCGGGAAGCTGGCCGTCGCCAGGACGGTCGCCGGGCTGACCTTGACGTCGAGCACCGGGGCCGGGTAGGTCGCCGAGGCTGCGACCGTGCCGACCACTGCCCGAGCCTCGGGCACGACCGTCGGGTAGCTGGCGGTCGCAGCGACGACGCTGGGCGAGATGACCGCCGTGGCCTGGATGCCCGGGGCACCAAAGCTGGCGGCAGGCGTGACCGTGGCGGGGAAGACCTTGACGTCGTAGCTCGGGCTCGGGAAGCTGGCCGTCGCCGTGACCACAGCTCCCGGCACCGCAGCACTGGCCGAGATGGAGACCGCCGGGTAGCTGGCCGTGGCACCGACGGTGGTGACAGCGACGTTGGCCGAAGCCGAAAGGGCAGGAGCGCCGTAGGAGGCACTGCGGGAGACGACCGCCGGAGCAACGACAGCCGTCGTGGTGACAGCCACGCTCGGGTACGAAGCCGTGGCTGCCACGGCCTGCGGATAGGTGATCTCGGCGCCAACGGCCTGCGGGAACCCCGCCTGGCACGTGACCGTGCCGGGGGTGACCGTGGCGCTGGCCGTGATGGCAGGCGTGTAGACCGTTGCTGTGGCCGCCACTGCTCCCGGCTTGGCAATCTCCACGAGGGTGGGGGCCGGGAAGGTGACAGTGGCCGTGACCGTGCTGGGAGCCGTAACGGCCGATGCTGCAAGGCTCGGGGTGTAGATGGTGGCGCTGGCTGCCACTGTTCCAGGCTTGGCCTGCGCCTGAAGGGCCGGTGTGTAGACGGTCGCCGTGGCTGTGACGGTCGAGGGGGTGACCGTGGCGTTGGTGGCCAGCAGGAGCTGGTCGTACTTGACCGAGTAGGGGCTGTTGTTGCCGTGCGTGTAGAGCCAGCGGAGCTGCCCGTCGGCGTACCAGGCGAAGACGTAGGGGGGGTTCCCGGTTTCGGCAAGGAACGAGTCGAGGACGGTCCTCGACCCCAATGACAGGCTCGAACCAGAGCGAGTGGCCTTGATGTACGCCACCTCGGTGTAGGCAGACGTGTAGGCCGACCCGTGGCAGTACACGTGGCCAGCGGTGTCGATCGCCATGCCGAAGCCGTAGAAGGACACGTCGTTGGCGAAGGTCTGTGACACACGGTTCGTGAACGAGGTGAAGGACGTCGAGTCCCAGATGTTCAGCGTCCGAGGGGCAGCCACGCCGCTGAAGATTCCGATCACAGCCCGACTGCCAGTGGCGTCCCACTGGCAGATCGGCCCGTTGTAGGCCGCCTCGGCGTAGACGCTGCTCGACACGGTCACGTCAGCGCCACCCGACCAACCACTCGCACCGTAGGTCCAGTGCCGGTAGACGATGTCACCGCCCGTCGAGGCGCCGAGCGAGAACGCAAGGTGCAGCCGGTTCGAGGTGTCGACGCAGATCGAGGGGTAGAAGTGATCGGACGCCGACCCGTAGTTCGTGCCACCGGTCGAGCCAGTCACGGTGTTGTAGGTCGGCGTGTTGGCAGAGACACCGAAGAAGTAGCAGCGAACCTGCTGGGCACCGCCGTAGAGCGAAGAGGACACCATGGCAATGGCCCCACCTGTGCCAACACCGTGGGCAATGGCCACAAGGTCCGGGTAGTCGTCGGCAGTGGAAGTCACCGGCCAGTCCACAGCCGACCCCCACGTGATGGTCGTAAAGCCAGCATCGAACGAACCGACCATGACGTAGAGCTGGCCGCTGGTTCGGGAGCCACCTGTGCCCGACTGCTTCCAGCAGATAGCGATCCGCCAAGTGCCACCTGCATCCTGGTAGATATCCATGGACCCGTTGGTCCATCCCAGCACGGTGCCGTTCGTGAGGGTGCTGGTAACGCCAGCACTCGTTCGCTTCTTGATGATGGCCTGTGTGGTCGTCTCCTGCACCACGAAGATGGTGTCGCCACTGGCGAGGGTCTTGGCCTTCTTCTGGCCGCTGTAGGCGGTGGCGAGGGAGTTGGTGATCGTCATGTCGCCACCGTCTGCGGGTAGGTGTCGGTGCCGGGCGGACCGGTGAGGCAGTAGAGGTGCTCGGTGCCGAGGGCTGCGTTCGTGAAGGTAGCGGTGATGGTCGTCGTGTCGGTGAGGGCGTAGGTGCCGACGTTGTACGCAGTCGGCCCAGTCGAGGCCGAGAGGGTGGACTTGTCGTTGTACCAGATCGAGTCGGCCTCGGACGTGCCCACGTTGTCCCGATCAATCACACCGATGACCCGGTGGTTCGTGAAGTCGGTCATGCCAAGGTTGAACGCTGCGTGCGTCTGCGGGGTAGACGTGGGGCCATTCGACACGTTCAGCACGGTGAGGCCCGTCGCCACAAACCCGTGTCGGGTGAGGACGGCGTCGGGGGACGCTTCGAGAACGTGTGTCCCGAGCTTCGAGGAGAGCCCCTTCTTGCACAAGGTCCATGGCCGAGACGTGTATGCAGCCACCGAGAAGTAGACGGTGAACCCATCGGCATCCATCGACACGAAGTGGGCCTGCGACGAGGCGTACTCCCCGGGACCAACACCCGTGAGACAGGTGTCGGTCTCCTGCCGACGAGAGGTGTTCGATGTGTCCGCATTGTCATCAGCGGCAACGGCGAGCCCCCACTGCTGGCCGTGCTTGTTCATCTTGCCGAGCGCCAAGTAGACGGTGGTGGTCACGGAGTCGAGACTGACGCCCTCGATCATGAAGTGCTCCGCCAGATCCGGGGTGAACCCCACGCCTGTCACGCTCTTGTTGCCGGTGGCGTTGAAGTCCCACTGCACGATCCGGGCGGCCTCAAGTCCCACGGTGACCTTGAAGATGAAGACGTTGACGCCGGACTCAGCACTGTCCCAGTTGATGCGGAAGGTGCTGGCGGTGGGGAACTCCACGAAGCTAGCTGCGTTGCGATTCGTACCTCCGCTCTCGGCGAGAGTGATGAGCTTGCTGGAGAACCGTCGAGAGGTGTCCGAGAAGTTCTGCCCGTCCGCCGAGGTACCGGTGGAAGCGTAGGAGTTGTAGGGGCCGGTGGTCGCCCCCACCATGAGCATGTAGTGCGCCTTCCACGTTGCCGTGGCGATGGCACTGGTGTCGTACGTGGCCCCCACCACCTCGATGCTCCACGTACCCGGCTTGGCGTTTCGCAGGTCAGGGCAGCCAGCGGGGAGCGAGACGTCCTGGTACCCAGCGGTGGTCTGCTTGGCGAAGCTGCCGACGTACTCGCCGTAGGAGATCGAGTCGTACGTGGGCGGTGCCGTTTCGTAGTAGGCGAGCTGGTAGGGGCTGTTGTTGCCCCTCGTGTAGAGCATCCGTACCTTGCCATTGGCGAACCAAGCAAAGGTGTTGGCGGGCACCGAGGTACTGCCGGTGAGGAACGAGTCGATGGTCGTCCGCAGGCTGGGGTTGAGAGCAAGACCGACTCTGGTCAGCTTGACGTAGGCAACGTCGGCGAAGCCGATACCGGAGATGTACCTGGAGCCAGCGAGGTACACGTCCCCCGTAGCAGAGTCGATGGCCATGCCCGGCCCGGCCACGGTGTCGTAGCCACTGTTGTCCGGGATGGCGTCCCAGCGGTTGACGAACGAGGTGAAGTTCGAGGAGTCCCAGACGACGTGACGGTTGTTGGTGCCGTCGTAGGTGAGGCCTCCGATCACGACGAGGCTGCGCCCAGCATCCCACTGGCAGACGACCCCGTAGCCCTGATTGCTCAGCACGTAGTGGGTGGTGTCAACGGCGACTTCCGAGGTCCAGGCTCCCCAGGTTCCCGACCCGTAGTTGGCCATCCGATAGCGGATGCCATAGTTGGCGCCAGTAGTTCCTCCCGAGTACGTCACGTGGGCGTAGTTGTTGGCAGGGTTCAAGCAGATGCTCGGGAAGGTCGGGTTGGCAATGGCCTGGTCGAACATCTGCACGTTGGTCCACGAACCGTAGGTGAGCCCCGAGCTGAGGTTGACCTTGGCCGAGTAGGCCTGGTTGTCAGTGCTCTGCTGGTACGAGTACACGATCATGATGTTCCAGCCAGTGCCCTCCTGCACTGCCACGAGGTCCGGGTAGTTGAGCCAAGCGCCCGTGAAGTAGCCCGTCCAGTAGCCAGCGCCTCCGACCTCCTGAGCCGTCCCCCAGGTGATGGTCGACCCGCTGAGGGTTCCCGAGGCGAGGTAGAGGTTGTTCGAGGTGCGGCTGCCGCCCGTGCCGCTCTGTCGCCACACGAAGAAGAGGCGGTTGTCTGCCGTGGCAACGAGCGAACCCGACTCAGCCCCAGCGATGTCACCCGTCAGGGGCGTCTGGGTCCCGTTGCTCGCCCTCTTGATGAACTTGACGTTCGTCGGCGTGTCGTGCACGACGAGGATCTCGTCCCCCGTGCTGAGGACAGCCACCTTCTTCTGGTTCCACCAGTTGGTCGCAGCGACGTTGGTGATGGTCATGCCAGCACCGCCTGTGGGAACGTGTCGGTACCAGCGTCACCGAGCAGCACGTAGTGGTTCCACCGCTGCACATCGGCCGGGTAGATGTAGGACCAGTTCACGAGCATCTCGTTGGACGTCGTGAGGACGGGAGCCCCCTCGTGCGTGTTGAGGGACGTTGAGGCGTCGGTGTTCGGCGCCATCAGCGCCTTGTTCGAGAACCAAAGGGAGTGGGACTGCGAGGTCGCACGGTTGTCTCGGTCGAAGATGCCCCCCGCCAGGTGGTTGGTCCCGTCGGACATCCCCATCCACCAGCTTGCATGCGTGGTCGGGATGCCGGTCGTGGAGTTCTCGCCGCTACCGGAGAACAAGGCCCCTCGGGGGACGAACCCCTGCCCCGTCGGCACACGCTGAGGGAACGTCGTCGGGCCGGTCAGACTCAGGAAGGTGCCGATCTTCGAGGAGATGCCGTCGAGGCAGAGGAACGCCCCGACGTACCCGGCCCCGAGTGTGTAGTGCGTGAACCCGTCGGAGGTCATGCCGGTCCACGGGTAGCCGAAGATCTCCGTGTTGTTGTAGTTCACGGTGGCTACGAAGGCGTCGGTCTGGAACCACCGAGCGGAGTCAGTGTTCGAGACCTCGCCGGAGGAGAAGGAGTTCGACCACTGCTGGCCGTGCTGGTTCACGACCCCGAAGGTGAAGTAGGCCGACACGACGCTGGCGAGAGATGTGTGGGCGACGTTCAGGTTGAAGATGAGGTCGGGCGAGAAGCCGACACCGGTCACGTTCCCCGAGGCGTAGGTCTGGGAGACGACCTTGGCGTTGGTCAGCCCGGTGATGATGATGAAGTTCAACCGAGATCCGCCCCACGAGGCGTCGATGTCAGTCCAGTTCAGCCGCATGGCAGTCGAGCCCTGCGTACCGACGAACGAAGCGGCACGGGTCTCGGTAGTACCGCCCGTGATGTTGCCGGGCATCGTCACGCAGCCAGTCTGCATCCGACGGTCGGTCGGGCGAGATCCAGCGGCTGTGGCGTCCTGCATGAAGTTGCCAGCGGCGTACTGGGTGATCGACCCGCCCGAGTCCTTGGCGATGAGACCGACGCCCATGACGGCGTGGGCGGCCCACGTACCGCTCACCATCGTGCCGTAGCCGACCTGCTGGAGGATGATGGCGTACGGGCCAGCGTTCATCGCTGTCACTACGCCTGCGGGGAGCGTGATGTCCTGGTTGCCGGTGCTCGTAGGGATGACGTCCGAACCGACGTGAACGCCGATCGCCACGGCGGGCTCCTAGGTCAGGCGTAGTCGACCCGCATCAGGCCCGAGGCGTTCCACTGGATCGTGAACGTGCCGGACGTGACGGAGTAGGCGCCACCGAAGTAGATCGCCATGATGCCCTGGTCGGCCACGGGGGTGGTCAGGGCGTCGGCGTAGATCAGGCAGCCGTAGGCGTTCGAGAACGTTGCCGTGGCCCAGCTCGTGTCAGCGGCGTCCCACATGACGATGCCACCGGCCACCGTGGAGATGGTCGTGGACGTCAGGGCGGTGCCCCCGGCCGTGTAGCCGGTACCGGAGACCTCGTTGGCCACGAGCCACGTGCCAGCGTTGTAGGCGCTGGCGGCGGCGGTGGCGTCGAAGTCGGGCGTGACCGAGTTGTTGAACAGGGCGACCTTGTGGGTCTCCAGGTCCAGGTTCAGGGCGATGGTGTTCGCCAGGTCGTCGGCGAACGTCTGCCGGAACCCGCCGCTTGCGCTCCAGGCCATGTCAGTCCTCCTCGACTGCGATCAGACCGGAGCGGTTGCCAGCGGCCTCTTCCTGCTGACGGTAGGCCATCCGGAGGTCGGCCACCTCCTGCATGGAGGCTGCCTTCTTCTTGGGGTCCTTGCCGTCCTTCGCCTGGGCGAGCTTGGCCTCGGCCGCCTGGACCTCGCCCCTGGTGATCTTCTTGTCGCTCACGACTGCTCCTTCGGGGCTGTCAGCTTGACGGGGTCCAGGACCGCTACGTGGACGTCCTGACGGTCGTTCCAGTGCTCGGTCACGGTGTTGACGGTGTGGTCCGTGTGGTCCACTGTCACCTTCGGCCCCGGCTGCACGGGCCGCACCGCCACCGAGAGCCAGTGGTCCCGGTTGGAGGCGCAGCACCCGTGCGAGCAGGGCATGGTCAGGTCAGGGCGTCTGGCTCAGTGCCAGACGTAGCCCTTCTCCTCCAGGTGGGCAGCGACGTTGGCCGGGACCCGGTACTGCTTGCCCTCCTCGAAGGTGTAGGAGGTGCCGACGCCGACCGTCACGTCCTCCAGGGTCGTGTTGACCCGGATGACCTTCGTGGGCGTGTCGGCCACGACCACGTCGTTGACCTCCACGGCGTCGATGCCGTTGGTGCGGGCGACCCGGCTGTCCTTGTCCACGATCTGGCGGACCAGCTCGTCGGACGGGACGCCACCGAGCACCTGGCTCGGGGACTCCATGCCGACGCCCAGGATCGCCGTGTCGTTGGTCTGGACGCCGAACTCGGGCTGGTCGTCCACGTAGAGGATGCCGTCGTCATCGGTCTCCACGCCGGGGTCACCGACCTGGCGGGTACCGGGAGCGAGGCCCGCCGAGGCAGCGTCACGGAAGGCCTGGGCGGCCAGCTCCTGCTGCTCCTCGTCGGTCAGCGCCACCTCAGCACCGGTGGCGGGGTCGAACACGCCGTTGGCGGCACGCTCGTCCTCCTCGGCCTGGGCGAGGCTGATCTCGTCGCCACGAGCCTTCAGCTCGTCGGCGTGCTCCTTGGCCAGCGCCTGGCGCTTGCGGCCGGTGGCATCACCGGCAGAGGAACGGGACTTCGTGGCCATGCGGGGTTCTCCTTGTGGGGGCTCGTACAGACAGCCGTTGGGGCGGGCTAAGGGCCAGTGGCCCTCACCCGCCCCCGACGACTAGTTGGTCTCGGCGACCACGATCGACTGGTCGGTGATGAGACCGAGGCCCCAGATGGCGTACCACGCCAGGGCGTGCTCACGACCGAAGTCGAGGACACCGCCGTCCCGCAGCTCGACGGGGAGCGAGATGGCGTGGCCGAAGGCGTTGTCGCCCATGAAGATGGCGGCGTAGCGGTCCGACCCACCGTTGCCCGCACCGTTGGTGTCGGCGGTGTAGGAGGTGCCAGCACCACCCGTGATCTTGGCGACCTGGGTCGTCTCGATGAAGATCACGTCGTTGATCCGGCCGATCTCACCGAGCATGAAGTTGCCGGGGGCGGCGTACTTCGTGACCTCGATCCACTCCGGGTTGTCCCGGAGGCGGCGGCTCTGGTGCGGGTGGACGAAGCAGACGTACGTCTCGCCGAGGCGGGGCACGTTCTTCGTGGCGAGCGTCTCGACGGCGTCCTTGATGACCGCCGGGCTCATGTAGAAGGCGCCGGTCATCGACGCCCGGGTCGTGCCGACGGTGCCAGCGGCGTACTGGCCGTAGGCGCCCGTGGTCGAGGTGGCGGCCGTGTAGCCGTAGATCACCGAGCTGGCGAGCAGCAAGGTGTCCCGGGCCGAGGCGTCGAGGTACAGGGCCATGTTCCGACCGAGGAGCCGGGAGGCCGACGCCATCACGTCATCGAACGAGGCGTTCAGGAGCAGCTCGCTGACGGCGACGGCGTAGCCGTGCTCAGCGACCGTGATCGAGAACTGGCTCGCCGAGAGGGCGTTGGTCTGCATGCGGACGCCTTCCACGAGCTGCGAAGCAGCGCCGAGGTTGTTGTACCGCATGAAGTTGATGGTGAGGCCCGGCTGGACGCCCAGCTCGGTCTTCTTCACGGCGAACTGCTCGAACCGGAGGATCGGCATCGCCTGGAAGAGGATCTCCTTGCTCCAGATGGTCTGGATGGCCTGGGAGAGCTGGACGTTGGTCCCCGCATACCCGGTGGGCGAGCCCGAGAGGTAGGGGGTGCCGGTGATTGCGCTGGGCATCGAGGCTCCTTGTTGACGGACGGCGGCGACGGGGTGTCACCCACCACTGCGGGGGTACTGCTGGGTCTTGCTGGGCTACCGCTCGTACAGGCCGCCGGAGCGGGCCTTGTTCATCACGGCTGCCATGAGCTTGTCCCGGTGCTGGGCGTACGTCTGGGGGTCCATCGCAGCGATGTCCTGCGGCGTCAACGTCTGGTAGGTCGTCTCGTTGTCCATGGGTCCGACGGGGGGAGCCGTCACCGATGCCCCCCGCTGGGTCTGCCTCTGCTGCTGGGTAGCAGCAGCGACCTGCTCCATGATGGCAGCGCTCTTGTCCAACACCAAGGCAAGGGCG